AGCGTTTTATCTGGAACTGGAATTACAACACTTACTTCCGATGGAGGAGGTGGTGGATCAAGACATGGTGGTAATGCTGGAGACGGTAACATCGGTACATCCGCTTACTCTGGACAAGATGGTGGTTCTGGCGGTGGAGGCGGTGGATCGACTAACGGAAATACCAGTGCTGGAGCTGCAACAGGCGGAGGTACTGGAAATGCTGGTGGTATCCACGATAATACTCCTGGAAATGGAGGAGTTTATGGAGCTGGTGGCGGAGGAGGAGCTGGCGCTGTTGGTCAAACAGGTACAAACGCAAGAGGTGGAAATGGCGGAGTTGGTCTTGCAAATGATATTGTAGAAGATGGAACAGATGTTTACTACGCTGGAGGCGGCGGAGGATCTTGTGAAGGTGCACAATCTCTTAATGGAAATGATGACGATTCTGGTAATAATGGAAGAACACAAGGTGGTGGTGGAAAAGGTGCTGCTTACTCAAATCGTGATAATGGATTTGCTGATGCAACTGCAAACACTGGTGGTGGCGGAGGCGGAAGATCATTTTCTGTACACCCTTCTGGTGATGGCGGAACTGGAGGTTCAGGCATTATAGTTTTAAGAATGGCAACTGCAATCTATACAGGGACTACATCAGGTTCTCCAACAGTTACAACAGATGGTTCAGATACAGTTTTAAAATTTACAGGTGATGGGAGCTACACAGCATAATGGCATATTTTACAAAATTAAACGATGATAATGTTGTTGTGGCAGTTCACTCACTTCACGATGACGTTGCAACTGACGAACAAGCTGGAATAGATTTTTTAACTGATCTTCATAGTCATTCTAATTGGAAACAAACTTATACAGATGGAACAAGAAAAAATTATGCTGGAAAAGGTTATACATATGATGCAGACAAAGATGCTTTTATACCACAAAAACCATATGATTCTTGGACTTTAGATAATGATACTTGTCGTTGGATAGCACCAGTTGATTATCCATCTGATGCAAGTCAAGAAAAACAATATGATTGGAATGAAGATTCAACTAGTTGGGTTTTAATAGAAAGATAATTATGTTACAAAAAGTAAAATTTGCACCTGGATTTAATAAACAAGTCACATCAACGGGCGGCGAGAGCCAATGGGTTAGTGGAGATAATGTTAGATTTAGATATGGCTCACCTGAAAAAATAGGGGGTTGGGCACAATTAGGATCAGTTGATATTACAGGAAGAAATACAGCTATTCATCATTTTGTCAATACATCAGGAATTAAATATGCAGTGCTTGGTACGAATAGAATTTTATATGCATATTCTGGTGGTATTTTTTATGACATACATCCAATTAAAGCTACAACAACTTTAACTAGTGCTTTTTCTACAACTAATGGATCTTCAGTAGTAACATTAACATTTTCATCAGCTCACAATATAAATAAATTTGATATTATATTACTAGATAACTTTAGCTCTATTACAAATTCTAATTTTAATTCATCAAATTTTGATGATAATAAATTTATGGTAACAACTATACCTTCAACTACAACTCTTACAATTGATGTTGGATCGAATGAATCAGGATCAGGAGCATCTACTTCTGGAGGTATTCGTGTTAAACATTATTATCCAGTTGGACCCGCAGTAGAGGTAGCTTCTACAGGTTGGGGACTTGGTTCATGGGGTGGTTTTGCTTTAGGTCAATTTACTTCGACTTTATCTTCAGGAATTAATAATAGTGTAACTTCTTTAACAATGGCAAGTTCAACTTCATTTCCATCATCAGGAACAGTTTTAATTAACAATGAGTTAATTACATACACAGGCAATAGTAGTAATAGTTTAACAGGATTAACTAGAGGAGCAAATGGTACAACTGCTGCAGCGCATTCATCAGGCGATACGGTAACAGATGCATCAGAATTTTTTGCATGGAACGCCGCAGCATCTGGAGATGTTGTAACAGCTCCTGGTATATGGTCATTAGATAATTTTGGTAACAAACTTGTTGCAACTATAACAGGTGGAGAAAGTTTTGAATGGGATTCAAATCCAACTGCAGCTAATCAAACAAGAGCAACAATTATATCAGGTGCACCTACTGCATCAGAATTTAGTTTAGTATCAACACCTGATAGACACGTGGTATTTTTTGGAACAGAAACAACTATTGGTACAAAAGCAACACAAGATCCAATGTTTATAAGATTCTCGTCTCAAGAAGATATCAATACGTACACGCCAACATCAACAAACACTGCAGGTACACAAAGACTTTCAGATGGTTCTAAAATTGTTGGAGCAATCAGAGGTCGTGATGCAATTTATATTTGGACAGATACTGCATTATTTATTATGAGATTTGTAGGTCCACCATTTACATTCTCGTTTCAACAAGTTGGTACTAACTGTGGATTGATCGGTAAGAATGCAGCTGTTGAAGTTGACGGTGCTGCGTATTGGATGTCAGAAAATGGTTTTTTTAGATATACAGGTAAACTAGAATCATTACCATGTTTAGTAGAAGATCATGTATTTGATGATATTAATACAATTCCTAAACAACATATTAATGCAGGATTAAATAATTTGTTCGGCGAAGTAATGTGGTTTTATCCTAACTCTGGATCAGGCACAGTTAACAGAGTTGTAACTTACAATTATCTAGATTCAAGTAGCGAGAGACCGGTATGGACTGTTGGCACATTAGCTAGAACCGCGTGGCAAGATTCTGCTGTATTTGGTAAACCACATGCAACAGAATATGATGATGATGGTACAACAGCTACAACAGATACTAATTATGTTTATGGTAACACTGATGGAACTTCAACATATTATGAACATGAAACAGGATTAAATCAAATTAAAGATGGAGCAACAAGTGCTATTACTGCATCAATTGAATCTGGAGATTTTGATATAGGCCAACAAGGACTTGCTGGTGATGGTGAGTTTATGATGAAAATAAGAAGAGTGATACCTGACTTTTTATCACAAACAGGAAATGCAAGAATAACATTAAACTTAAGAGATTTTCCAAATGACACATCTGCTAGTTCAACGCTTGGTCCTTTTACAGTGACATCAGGTACACAAAAAATTGACACACGAGCAAGAGCTAGATCTATTTCTTTAAAAGTAGATAACACAAGCACTGGTCAGTTTTGGAAACTTGGTACATTTAGATTAGACTATCAACCGGACGGGAGAAGATAATGGCTAGAATAGTACAATCATTAACACAACCTAATAAAGAATACGATCAACAAATACAACAATCATTTGTTAGAGATGTAGATAGTATTGTACAAAAATTAAATACAACTTTTCAACAAGACTTAAAAGACGAAGCAGAAGCGGAGGCATATTTCTTTGGCTAATTCATTCGTAAATAAAAAAGTAGATTTAACTACAACAAGTGTTACAATACTATATACTGTACCTGATGCAGCAACTGCTATTGTAAAATCAATATTAGTATCAGAAGATTCAGGAAATGCAGATACTATAACGGTTACTATTACAGATACATCAGATGCTGTATTTAGTCTTTTTAAGACTAAAGCAATATCTGCAAATGCAACAACAGAATTACTTACAGCTCCTTTAGTATTACAACAAAATGAGGTACTAAAAGTGACTGCGGCAACAGCCAATAGACTACATGTAGTTCTCTCAGCTTTAGAATCTAAGCCAAGAGAAGTTATAACATAGTCTTGCTTTATCTGATAAAAACAGATAATAATATAAACTCAGGTAGAATCCCTGCTTTAAACTAATGGAAAAAATTTATGATATCAAGAGCGCATATGCGTAGACAATTAAGAGCTAACGGAGGGATTACAAACCTAAGACAAGGTTATGGCCTTGGTGACTTTGTTAGAAAACTTATACCTAATGAACTAGCAAGTATTGCATCTAAAGCTGCACCTTTTGTTGCGCCATTCAATCCACTCGCTGCTGGTATTATGAGAGGTGTTGGTAGATACGATAAGAGAGGAAGTTTAAAAGATGCACTTAAACAAGGTGTGTTGACTTATGCAGGTGGACAAGGTGCTAGAATATTAGGTGGTGCTGGAAGACAAACAGGATTTGATCCTAGAACAGGTTCAGGAATAAAAAACGGAAAATTTTTAAGTGATTTTAGAGGATCAGATAGTATTTTTAAAAATTTAATACCTGAAAAAACAACATCAACAACTTCGGATAAAAAAAGTTTTTTTGATCGTGCAAAAGAAATAATTGATGATCCATCAAAAACAGGTATAGAAAAAACTAAAGGAGTTTTTGGAGAATTAAACCCTGTAACTCAAGGACAAATTATAACAGGTGGTGGAACATTTATTGCAACATTAGTTAGTGAAGCATTAAAAAATGAACCTGCACAACAACCAAATGAAACACTAAAACAATACAATGCTAGAAGAAAACAAGTAGTTTCAAATTATCTAACAACATATTTAAGTAACACGAGACCAACAGCTTCACCAATGGAGATAGATAGATTAGTTGAACAAGCCACTGCAGAGTATAACGAAGTAGAAGAAAAGAATCAAGGTGGTAGAGTTGGTTTAGCAATGGGTAGTGAACCA